AACGACAGGAGGTGACAACGTCATGAATTTTGAACTTTTCAAGTCTCAACTCATTCGTTCTTTGCAGGATGCAGGTCATTCCGATGCAGAGATTGAGGAATTTCGGAAAATCCTCAATTCTCCGACCGGAGAGTTGATTGTCCGTGCTGCTTTAATGGCTGCAAAGAAATCTTGAATCGTGCAGAGGAGTTCATTTCTCCTCTGCCTTTTCTTTTTTAACCTTTGCGGTGGCTTTTGCTTGTGCTAACATTCCCCGCAATTTCAACGCCTCGTCCTCAAATCTGTCTGCTGCCTCTTTGACTGCGTCTATTTGTTTGATTATTCCTGTCTCGTCGATTGTTACCTCTGCGAAAATATTCACTCGTCTCACCTCCTTGTTGTTGTCCTTGAATACATAATATGCGTCTTTGACAACTTTGTCAATAGTTTTTTGTATTCTTTGAATACTTTTTTATTGCATTTTATTTCAACGGGTGTTATGATTCATAAAAAGGAGGTGTTCGCATGACACAAAATGAGCGTGTAAAGGAAATAAGAAAGACGCTCGGTCTCACTCTTGAGAAATTCGGTGAACGTATCGGAGTGACAAGAGGTTCAATGTCTAATATAGAAAACGGAAATCGTAACCTAACCGAACAAATGACAAAATCTATCTGCCGTGAGTTCAGCGTTGATTATATGTGGTTGACCACTGGTGAGGGAGAAATGTTCATTGACACGGACGATGATTTCATCGAACGCATTGACCGCATCATGGCGGGTGAGGACGAGGCACGAAAAAACCTTTTCAAATTCATGCTTGAATTGAGCGATGATGACATCGCAGCACTCGACCGCTTAATGAAAAAAGCGATTGAGTTCACACAAAATAATAAAGAAAAAGACTGACAGTCTTTTCAACTGTCAGCCTCATGGGTGTACAGATACGCCACGAATTTGGAGGATGCGTTCGTTTTGTATCTTCCCGACTATTTCAACAATAGCCTCTTTGTAATTCAAGGGGAACACCCCCTTTCCGATTACAGTGTATCATATATTTCCATCATTGTGGAAATATCGAGGTTGATTTCCATAATCGTGGAAATCGTTCCTCCTGCTGCCGGAATCCCGCTGCAATGTGATACAATTATTTGTATTCGGATTCAAACAGGTCGGTGATTTTCACGCCTAATGCAATCGCTATCATTTCAAGCTGAAATAATGTCGGCGACACCTTACCGTTTTCGATGTTGTTTATCGTAGATTTTCCGATTCCGGATTTCTTCGATAACTCCATCAATGTGAACCCTTTTGAGGTTCTCATTTCCCAAACGAGAATTTTCATCCTGCACACCTCCTTTCTCAAGGAAAGTGTACAGAACGAAAAGTTATAGAAATGGAGGTGCGTTCATGAAATACGGTGTCCGGAAACCAAATGTCAAAAAAAGCATCAAGGCACGAACAACCGGAAAAGTCAAACGGCAGGTCAAAAAGGCGGTCAATCCCCTTTATGGTAAAAAGGGAATGGGAATCGTCAACGACCCGAAAAAGGCAGCATACAACGCAGTTTATAACAGAACGACCGTCGGTGTATCTGACCTTGTAAAAGAGGCAGCATCGACAACTCAAAAATCTGCTGCAAATGTTCCTCATGCCGTTCCGCAGAAAAAGGAATACTCCGACCGCATCTATAATGTTTGCGGAACACTCATGATTGTTCTCGGTGTTATCCTTGCACTTTTAGGATTGCTCCTGCTGCTTGCTGTTCCTGTTGGTGGAATCGTGGCTGTTGCCGTTGGTGTGATTTGCGTCATTATCGGTCGCAAATATAGAAAAATCGTCAAAGAACGTCATTTGAACGAATAGAAATGTAAATAAAAAAGAGCAGCCTCCACGCCAATGGAAACCGCTCTTTAGATAACATATACCTCCGTATAAGCACGGCGATAAAATGTCACCCCGCAAGTCTCATTTTATCATAAAACCGTGCTTGTGCATAGGTTTTATTTTTATACCTTTTTTTGAATGGAGTTGATAAAATGCGACGTAAAACAACCGCTCCTGTTGAGAAAATCCTGCTCCGTGTGGCAATCTATATCCGTGTTTCGACCGACAAGCAGGTCAAGGACGGAGATTCCATGCGTGATCAATTAGCAACAGGGCAAAAATACATAGACAGTCACGAGAACATGATTCTCGTTGACACATACATTGATGACGGAATCTCCGGACAGAAATTGAAACGAGACGACTTTCAACGCCTCATTGATGATGTCCGTGCAGGTAGAATTGACCTCATTATTTTCACCCGTCTTGACCGTTGGTTCAGAAACCTCCGTCATTATCTGAACACGCAGGACATTCTTGACAAGCACGGTGTTTCATGGACTGCCATTGAGCAGCCTTATTTTGACACCTCAACCCCTCACGGTCGTGCTTTCGTTAATAACTCAATGATATGGGCAGAACTTGAGGCTCAAAATGATTCCGACCGAATCCTCGGTGTGTTCGATGACAAGGTTGACAACGGGGAGGTTCTCTCCGGCTCAACTCCTCTCGGATATACGATTGTAAATAAACACCTTGTACCGGATGACGATGCTCCGACCGCCGTTGCTATCTTCCAATACTACCGCAAGACCGGAAACTTGAGCATGACACTCCGGTACATGGAGAGTGAGTTCGGACTTGTCCGTTCTGCTGCCAGTCTCAAAAATATGCTCACAAATACGAAATACATCGGTGAGTTTCGTGATAATAAAAATTATTGTCCTGCAATCATCGACCGTGACCTTTTCTTTGATGTGCAGAGACTTCTCAAAATCAACATCAAGAGCGGGAAAAAGCACGATTATATTTTCAGCGGTCTCGTTGTGTGTGATGACTGCGACCATATCATGAGTGGATGTCAGCAACGTGCAAAAGGTCGTGTCCGTGCTGATGGAACACAAATCGTATATAAATACAGTGTGTACCGCTGCCGACAGGGTGTGAACCTGCACCGCTGCCCGAACCGAAAACTCGTCTTTGAGACAACCCTTGAAAAGATGCTCCTTGAACGCATCCGTCCGGAACTGGAAAACTATATTGCAGAATACGAGGTCGCAAATCTTCCGGCATTGCGTACTGATGCCAAACGCCGGAGTGTTGAGGGAAAAATGCAGAAATTGAAAGACCTATATTTGAACGACCTCATAACAATGGACGAGTTCAAACTTGATAGAGAAAAACTGCTGATGCAGCTTGAGAAAATAAATGCAGAGGATTCCCGACCCGTCAAGGATTTATCGTATTTGAAAAACTTTTTGAAAATGGATTTTGAAAGTGTGTATGATTCTTTGTCTATACCGGAGAGGCGTGAATTGTGGCGTTCCATTGTCAAGGAAATCCGTGTTGACCATGACAAAAACATTCATATTATTTTTTTGTGATTGTTATACTACTAACTGAACCCCTCCGGTCGGTTCATCCGCCAGGACAATTGCCGGTTTCGTCAACAATGCCCGTGCTATAGAAACTCTCTGTTGCTGTCCACCGGACAGTGTTGATGGAAAACGTTCTAATTTATCTTTTAATCCAAGTATTTCTACAATTTCATTAAAGAAATCTATATCGATTTCCTTACCGTCAAGTCGCATCGGAAGAACTATGTTTTCGCGTATACTAAGCGAAGGAATTAAATTGTATTGTTGGAATACAAATCCGATATTTCTTCTTCTGAATATTGTTCTTTCTTCCTTGTTAAGATCTTTTAAACTTGTATTTCTGATCCAAACACCTCCAAAATCCGGAATGTCAAGACCTCCTAACATGTTCATAAGTGTTGTCTTTCCACATCCGGACGTACCAACAACCGCTATAAATTCGCCCTCTTCCACCGTTAATGACACACCATCTAAGGCACGCACTTCATATGTATCGGATGTATAATATTTTTTTAGATTTATGGCTTTGATTATATCCATCTTTTCTGTAAACTCCTTTCGTAAATGCTACCTTTAACTCAGCCATAATCTATTTTACATGTTACCTCTTACAAACTTCTTACAAGCTGCATATGAACTGTCTATACCGGAAGATTCACTTCTATAAGCAGCCCTGGCTTCATTTGTTTTGCTTTCATCATCCCTTTTTGTAATAGAACAATCTCTCTGGAAAGATATAAACCAATTCCGCATCCTTCCTGCCCTCTTGCCTGTTCACCTCGATAAAATCTTTGAAAAATTTTATTTTCCTCTCCGTCTTTTATTCCGATTCCATAATCTGAATTTTATAAAACATTTCTGTCTGTTTCATTGTGATATTGATCCTGCTGTTGTTTTTACTATATTTGACTGCATTGTCAAACACATTATAAAATGCCTCACACATCCAGTTTTTATCATGTTCGCAAATGATTTTCTCTGGCAATTCTACTTGAAAATAGATATCTTTCTCTTCTGCCTTTTTCTGTATTTGCCCCAACGCATTTAGAATCGTTTCAACAAGATTTTCTTTTTGAGTGTGAACTTGTATGATTCCCTGCTCTAATCGGGCAGTTTTTATAAAGCTCTCCACCAAAAAACATAATTGTTCTTCACTTGTTCGCAAGTCTTTTATGTATTCTGTATTCAATGTTTTTTGAGTTTCATTTAATGACTCTTGCAGCAATTCTGTATAATTTTTTATATTCGCCAGCGGTGTCCTTAGTTGATGCGC